TTCCTGCTACTACAGGGTCTATGATGGCGTGTTCTCTTGGTTTTACTGGTCGAACATTACCGTTGATGTCTTGTTTGGCATGTGCTTCTGCACACGCTCTACGCATTACTGGGTCATCTCCAAAGATCAGTTTCTTGCCATTCCACATATTAGTCCACAACTGACATCCTGGGGCGAAAGTGCTTATGCTCATTCGGTATGTTTGGAGGGGAACTCCATCGTTCATTAGGGTTTCAGCAAGATACTTTGACCCCCAAGCGTCATAGGCTACAACCCGAAGGTCGTAGTTATTGCGTGCTTCGTTGATCGCTACCCTGATCTGTTCGTAGTCGATCTCTCTACCAGCACTCAATTCCAGTTTGCCTTCCGCTGCCCATGTGCGGCATGGCATTCGATAATCCAATTCTCTTTGTGCCAATCCCTCTTTGGGAAACCAATATCGTCCCTTGATGTAAACGGAACCATCGTCAAGAGGGAATGCCATTACGAGTGCAGTCATGTCTCCTGTCTTGGAGAGGTCGAGTCCTGCAAAGCAAACACGACCGTGAAGGAACTCTTCATCTTTAGGCTGAACAAGTTCTCCCCACCAACTCATGTCCAACCATCCACCTGTGTTCTCATCGAAGCGTGAACCGTGATAACGGGAGAATTCACTTCGTCCCATAGGCGATTGCTTCATGGTATTCCATGATCGCTTTAGGGATAACATGTCAGGTTGTCCAAGATGAAGTCCTGGGTTTGCCTTTACCCATAGAGTTTCATCCTCTAATGGGTCTTCCTTATCAAGTCCGTATAGGAGGGCAAACACGGTGTCATCTGTAATCTCACCCGCAAGGACTCCCTCTGCTTGCTTCACCAACTCATAATAGTGGTTTTCAGGATTAGATCCTGGGGTTGTGATGATGACTCCTGTGGACTCTTTACGCTTTGCACCCGTGGTCAAGAGTTTAGTCAAGAAGCGACCTTTGAATTCGGCTGCTTCGTCTGCCACATACATGGATGGGTTTAGACCGTCCAAAGACCTCTCAAGGGCAGGGAGAGCAGTCATGGAGCAGTCAGCATCGTCTCTGTCTACGCTCTTGAATCGCCTTGTAATCCCGTGTGAGTCCTCGGGTAGACGACTGACCATCGTCTTTGCGGTGTCCAAAAGGATGCTTGCTTGCTGCTCGTTGTTGGCAATAATGTGGACTCTCTTGCCCATTCCATTCATAAAGTCCCATAAGGCGAGTCCTGCCATCAGGGTTGTCTTACCATTACCACGGGCAACTTGAAGAATATTTAGTTTGAATCTCTTACGACCATCCTCTTTTAGTTTCCAACAGACCATGTTTGCAACTGCATAAAGTTGCCAATCATGGAGTTGAAAGAGTTGGTCTGACCACTCTCCGATGAGTGATAATCTTTCAAAATGATTGTTGAGAGCATAAGCCTCATCCCAATCAAAGTAAATGTCCTCCCGTTCAAGGTCGTTTTGGAAGCGTCTTGCTGCTGCATAAAGCCATCTGTTAGCAAGTATCTTACCATCAAGAATCGAATCGTTATAGGAAAGTATGCGTCTTTTGACAGATTCTTTCAGATCCTCCTCGGTGGGAGTGGGGGTTTCATCCCCCGTGCTTGTTTTAGGCGAGTTCGTGGTGGACACCATGGACCCCCTCAAATTGAAATTCTACCCCCCTCCCCTCTGCCTCCGACCCACCGTTCAGACCGCTGGGAATATTAGAATTGAGGTGAGAGGTCGTGTGAAAAATGCTGTCGCCTTCGTGGTGGGTACTACGATTCTCATTCAGACGCTCTATCAGCATGTCTATCAGGTTGTGGGCTGATGTCAGGTCTGTTGGGTAGTTGATTATCTTGAACATTATGGGTTCCTTCCTTGTATTCTCCCATCTGATGCTCCTTGTAGTGGCATACCTTACAGAGCGTCATCAGGTTGGTTCTATCGTATATTAGATTAGGATGTGTATGTCTTGGTAGTATGTGGTGGACTTCTTCTCCGAACAGACCACACTTATTACAGAATGGATTGTCTCTCAACCATTCCTTTCTCAATCTCCACCACTTCCATCCCAAGTGTGTCTTATTAGCCAAACGCTTCTTGGTTCTTGGATTAGGGGATTTGCCCCATGATGGATCGAATACAGGGATCATGTCATTAGGCTGCTTATTGCGTTTACGATGACAATTACTCCGAGGATAATGGCGTTTACTGCGACCCATGTGGATAATGCATCAACCATGATTTCCCATACTTCACCTACTGTCGTCTCTTTGATTGTTTGCTTCTTCATTTGGAAATCCTTTGCTTTGTTGAATGTTCTCTGCCCTCTCACAACAGGCGATGTAGTAAGCATCCACAAGGTCATGGATAGGACTTACTACTTTCTTCTTATTGAATACGCTCAATAGGTCTATTTCTGTGTCCTGTAGCCAAGCATCATACATCAGGTCTTTCTTGGCATTTCCCTTGCCTGTAGCACATTTCTTTATTGAAGATGGTGTATAGAGGTTTACAGGTATTGAGGATTGGTGTAGAAAGTATTTCAATAATCCTGTTGCTTCAGCCATTTGGACAAGTGTATGGGGGAATGCTCCAAAGGCATAGTTTTCAAGTCCTACAGCCCTTACATTATTCTCCTGCAATACATCCATCACCCATCCTGCTACTGATTCATACCTTGGTTGTCCATCCCCTTGTATCCCGAAGAAGGATCCGTGTATTCTGTCGTTCTGAACTACTGAATTCTTCTTATTGGTGAGATAATAGAATCGGCAATACTCAAATGGGACAAGGAATAGGGGATCCCGAACGGGAGTTATGACACATATGGCAGGACAGTTGAGTGAATAGTCAATTCCTGCAATAGTGTCAAGGGGATATTCTTTCATCGTATTTCCATGCGTCCTTCACAGGTCTTGGGTCTTACTTCCTTGACATGATAGTCAAGATCGTATTTGGCTTGGTAGAAGATTTCCAATTCCTTGGCTACATCTTCATCCCAACACTTGGCAATAATATTGAATTTGAATTCAGGGAAGGTCTTGGGATCTACAGTATTCTCTCTCATGAAGTTATGGATTGGTCTACTGTGTTGGGTGTATTGTTCACCCCTTGCCTTGGTCTTATGGCATACCCATCTGTGATAGCCTAATGAAGTCATACCGACATACACAACTTCACCGTTGAATGTAATGCTGTAAACCGAGAATTCTCTATTTTCCTTACTCATGGTGGTTCCTCCTTTGTTATGAACCTTTCAATATTATATAGCAAAACAGAGAATTTGACTATTTCTTGAATGTCCCCTATGCACAAGGGCATCCGTTTCTCTGTTATGCGGCATAATCTATAAGGTCGTTTATTGGGATCACACCACTATCAGGACTCTTTGAGCGTCTTTAGAGACACCTATCTTGCCCCATATCATCTCATCTTGGTAGCGTAGTATCTCTATCTTGTATTTATCAGACCCAATCTCTACATCACAGGATACTGGAACATCAGGCTTTGGACTACTGGGATGAGCAGGAAATGCTAATCCAGTAATTCTACAGGAATACCAACATCCATCTATGGCTATTGTTGCTTCAAGATCAGTATCGTAATAGGGTCTTTTGTTTCTTTGTGTCATGCTATTCCTTCGCTCCGCAACCGCATCATGACCTCATGGCAGTCGCTTCGCTCCTGCTGTCGCTCGCTACGCTCGCTCCCATTCGGTCTGATTGCGTTGCTACGCTCTAATGTCGCTCGCTTCGCTCGCTACCAGTAAGTATTTATGGAAGTTAGTATTCAAATCCTAAAGGGTCTAAACACCCTACATCATTCCAGATTGGAGGTGATGAGGATGCAAAGTCCCCTTTACAACCTACCTCAAGTAAGAAGTAAAGGGTATCTTTGCTAAACCATCATTCCGAGTTGTCGGTAGACGAGTTCGCTTACTCCACTCTCAAAGCCATTTCTGACCGCAGTTATACCTTCGTGGAGAACTCCATAGGGAAAGGACTATCCCCTATTTGCTAATTTCCAATCCTTTCTCATCCACATCCTCATGCTTTCGGACTACTGGTGGAGCAGGGAAACTCAAGGTTTGCCAACCTAATGTGATGTCTCTATCAGTATGTAGTCAAAGTGAGTTTTTCACTCTGACCAATCTTGCCAATTGTCATCGGGGTCAGTCATCTGAATCACCCAATCAGTTGGAAGTTCGATTTCAACATCCATCTCTGCTGTCTGTAGGTAGCACCAGCAGTTATCCTTATCAGCCATTTGGACGGTGTAATATCCACTTTGGTCTACACCTGTCTCTTCACATTCCTCACGCCAGTAGAAGGTTTTACCTATTAGATCTGCAATATCGGGTGTCATACTGTCTCCTTTTGAAGTATTCTACACCCAGTATTTATAAAAGTCAAGGCTTTGGTTGAAATTCAGCCCAAAGTTCTTCTCTTGTTTTTCTATTTTCAGTATTTACGACGGGTTGTTCGTTACGAGGATTAGACATTTTTGCTCCTTTTGTCTATAAATTTTTAGGTTGACATCCGTTCGTGGGGTGATACAATATTAGCATAACACGAAAGGAATAATATGAAAAAGTTTAGATTCTCTTACCAGTTTGACCTTTGCCCCCTCTATGTCAAGGGATTTGAAATTGAGGCAGAAACCGAAGAGGAAGCACAAAATATGTTCTTCAAGGATTTTGAAGAGTGCGAAACTCTACAGGATGTAATTGACCGCTTTGGTGGCGATCTCAGCACAATCAAACTTGACTGGATTATTGGTGGCAACGATAGTTATGAAATCACTGAGGTTGAGTAGGAAATAATTGATTCAATTTCTTCCTTCTTTCAGCACATTTACAATTCTTGAAAACTTTATTGGCAACCTTTTTGATTCCAGTTGCTTGAGTAATATTCTCTACCACATCCCCTAAACCTTGAATATCCTTTTTCATGAATGCTGGCATCCATTTAGGCATTTCAAGGAATGGTCGCTGTGGTGAATTTACTGGTGAGTTTGTGGTTGTAGACGATGTCGGCACATGCACTGCTTGGGCATCCTTCCTCACAACAAGTGTAAAGTAGAGTTCCTATTCCACCGTATTGATCTTGCCAGCACTGGAAATCTGATACACAGTTCTGAACAGCACAAGTTTCTACATCAAATTCGGTGCAATAGGTTGGAGGTGGACCACCGTTACAAGCATACAGGTAGTAGTCCGTTTGACCTGTTTTGGGATTACAGTAGTAGAGTGGATCGTATTGACCACTACAGATTCCATTTGGATGGATGATGATATTGTTCAGGAATTCCGATGGGGACCAATCGTTGAAAATATCTGCACTTCCATTATCCCTGAAGTAATTCCAATATGGATCTATTCTACGGTTGTTGAATGTATTCTGAACAAGACAATCAGGTCTTCCAAATACTCTACGGGAGTATAGGAAGTTGTTTGGATATGGTCCAAGTGTCTCTGCCACGCCACCGCATCCAGCATTACAGTGCTGCAAACCCTGAACTGAAGTTGGACCGCTGAAGATATCCGTCTCTTGACATGCTTTAGCCATCTCAATAAACATCACATTTGTTGGATGACTTGGGTCTAATGATTCAGGTTCACATGGGTCAAAGCAGCAGATACGAACATCAAAGGGCAGTAGATTACCTGAACCCTCCTGTGTAAACTCTGTGCAGGGTGTTCTATCCTTACAGTCAGGACAATCATCCACATAATAATCACACTGATGGTATGTCTTTGTGATAATCTTGGAATCGAATTCCCAAGTTCCTGGGTTTTTCACCAACCCTGAATTCATACAACCAATTACAGGGTCAAAGACCATCTTCATATCACGGAAGACCATCTTGTTTTCTTTTCTGTAGACCTCTACACCATCGTGAAGAACCCAATATTCGTAAAAGATTTCGATGTATGGGTATGTGATAGAAGCAGGAACGCACGCTACCCAATCAGGACATCTAATCGAAGGACACGGACAGCACTCCCAACTTGGCATTATTCCTCCTTCTTCTTGATGACTTTAGGCTGTGGTAGCATGAGTCCAGCAAGACCCGTTAGACCACCAAAGATTAGACCCCCGTAAGGAATGGTATTGGCGAAATCCCCACCTGTCTCAAGACCGATGGAAATGATCGAATGGAGAGTGGCATAGCGTCCTTCAGCATCGTCAATAGCGGTGCGAAATCGTTCGCTATTGGACTCCACAAAGTATTGCCAATCAGCCCATGCATTATCAGCGTCAGCAAGGGTCATAGAACCCTCTGTAGCGTCAATCGACTCAAGGACGGGTGGTGGCACATCCACGGACACAAATTGTCTCAAATCGCATCCCTGTGCCGTTAGAATGAAAAGGAGGACTGCGATCAATCCGATGAAGATGTATTTTGATTTTTCGTTCATTTCACTTATCCCAGTTGATGGTCTTTTCGACAGAAGAAACCCGAGCGTCAAGTTTATCAATTTGTTTTTCAATATGCTCAATCCTGTGAATGGTTGAAGCCAATAGAGTGCGAATTTCAATTAGCGTATTGTGGGTTTGGTTCATCTTGCTCGCAATCTTCCATCCGAACAACACGATGGGTATCACCACGGATACTATGTTGGCAAGTACATCTATTGTAATCATCGTGTTGTGGCTCCAATCTTCATAGAGAAGAAGTCGATGTTTACGGATATTGAGGTTGATCCATTCAGTCCCACCGTGGGTAGAAGAGAACCAATAGGTGCTTGTGCGGATGTAAATGTGGTGATGAATGTGTCATCCGCATACATTCCCCATGTGTTGGCAGCAAGTTTGGTCATCTCAACCTTATGATAGTTGCTGTTTGATGTCCAAGCAGTCACGGGAGTGGTTCCTGATGGAACGCTGTTGAACGCATCTGCCTTCCATTCAGATGAACCTGCTGCTTTACGGAAACCGATGAACTTGGTTGGAGATACTGGTGTATCCGCTAATCCGATATAGCGAGTTGATGTGGTGTCCGCCTGATTGTCTCTGAATATCCAACAGACATAGTTGATGTCATCGGTGTGTGCTACACCCGCAACTGACGATGTACCGAGATACATGACACCTGTGGTGGATGAACGATTGAGCGAGAAAACTCCTGGTCTTCCCGATGGAGCATCAATACCGCTGACGGTACATCCCGAGAACTGCCATCCAAGCAAACCAACTTCACCTGTCTCGTTCACATTACAAATGAAGTCATCACGAAGAGTCGTGGCAGAGTTTGGATTGGCATCAAAGTCATTCCAGTCAGAGATATCAGCAGAACTCAATCCGATGATGTTTGCTGAAGTGAGATCAAGTGTTCCTGAAATGGTTGTTGCTATGGACAGGGATGTGGAATAAGTTGATTGTAGACCACCTGTGGTAACAATTGTGCTACCTGTGAATGTATTGGTTCCTGTAAATGTCTGATTATCAGCAAGAGAGATCTTGTCATCCAAGGCTGTCTGTAGTCCAACCACATCTGAAATTGGATGGGAGTGGGATACAGATGCTTTACCAGCAAGGTCAGAAACAAGATTGGCTACATCCGCTTGGAAGTGGGTGTGTCCTACATCTGTTTTGTTTGATAGATCAGATACAAGACCCGTGATGTCTGACTGTGGGTGAGTGTGTCCTGCAAGTGATTTACCGTCCAAAGCGGTCTGTAGACCCGTTACATCGGCAATAGCGTGGGTATGGACGAGAGGTGCTTTATTGCTCAAGTCCGTTACAAGACCTGAAATATCTGATTGGACATGGGTGTGTCCAACATCACTCTTGTCAAGGAGTTGAGTATTGATTGATGCAATTGTGGTATCAAGATTGATGACATCGGATGTGTTGATGCCGTCAATATTTGAAGTAAAGGTCACGGGACCGCTGAAGATATTGCTTCCTGTAAAGGTCTGTGATGCGTTCAGGTAGGCAAGGTTGGCGATGGTTCCCGCAGGAGCGACATTCCTCCAAAGCCCTGTAACGCCATCGTAGGTCAGCAGTTGACCATCTGATGGTGTGTTGATAAGGACATCGTGGATTTCACCAAGTTCGTATCCATTTTGAACCTGAACATAGACCGATCCGATTCCTCCTCCTGCCTTCTTGACCAAGTATCCAACGAATACAGAATGGTCAGGTGATACAGGATATTCGGTTTGGAAGCCACCATCGTCACCCAACCATAGAAGTGAACCTTCTCCACCTGTTACGGTGTTAGTTACGATTCCCTGTAGGAATCCTTGAGTGACAACATATCCGTTAGTGTTGTTGTCAATATCCTCATACACCCATCCGAGTGTTCTTGATGCTGTTGGTTCAGTTGACTTGTCAGCAAGTGCTACGGTGAGGTCTGAAGATCCGTGACCACCATTCACATAAACGATCTTTCCTTTGGCAAGTGTTGAACCTGTGTTGTTCCAAATGCGCTTGAGTATTCTTTCAGCGTTTTCGTCTCCAACTACAGTCACGGTTCCCGATGTGGAAAGGGATTGAATGATTTCTAAATTGACTATATCCCCTGCGTTCACCGTAAGCGATTTGACTTCAGGTTGAACAAGGTCAAGTTGTATTGGATTTGTTGGAGCGATTGTTATATTCATCGGGTGACCTCTGCGATCACGGTAAATGATCCATAAAGCCAAGTTTGAATATTGCCGCTGTCATCAGATTGGAAATCGTAAGCGTAGATTGTTGATGCGCTGAAAGTTGCCATAGTCGCTGCGTTGATAGCAGCAATTACAAGTGTTTTATTTTCAGCAACATCGTAGATCTTCGTCATGGCAGCATCAAGAACTGTAACGAACGCAGAACCCGATGAGGGGGATGTGCGGACTTGGAATTCAAGTGTTTTACCTGTTTGATCTCCGTCGATGTAGAACGATAGGGTGAAAGTATCTCCCTGATATGTTTTGATATCGTATTTTGCTGGTTGTGACATTAGGCACACGCTCCTGAAATTGCTTGTGTATTGATAATCAGATAGAACACTTCACCTGTTTCGTAATTACGCATGGCTCTACAAAGAACGGGTGTATCGTCTGGAATTCTTACTGGTTCGGGACCAGCAGGAAGGACTCCTGTGTCTACACCGTATGCCACATAGGTGGATATGACATTCCCTAATTCTGATATTGAAAATGCGTAATATGTTGGTGTGGGTTCAGATGTAGCAGCATCAAGTTGTCTGTAATCAGTTGATGGCAGATTTCCAAGTCCAGCCCAAATCATCTTTGCAGGGGATACTTCATATCTCCAAATGTATTTCGAATTGGCTTCATCGGGGTCTGGATCCATTACCAGAGTTGCATCAACAACTTTTGCAAATAGGAAAGGATCGTCCTTATAGGGACTTTTACGCCGATACGGTTCTCTTTTTCTGTAGTTGTCATCGGCGTTTCGCATCAGGGAACCCAATACCCCTTCATGGCAAGTGCTTTACGATCAGCATCTGCTGCGCTCATGAAATCAGCCGTAGTGTATGCGAACATCTTATTGAAATCTTCTTCATCACGCTCTACTCTTGTCCAACGAATATCGTCAAGTTCAAGACCATCGTTCTTGGTTTTAGGTTCACCATCAGGTTCAATTTGAGGAACTTGATCGTGATCGTAATACTTGTCCCAAACGATGTCGATTGTAATTTCGTAGAATTCGCCTTCAAGTTTATTTATGGCAAATGTTTCTGCTATACAGGAACGAACAGGGAATCCCATGAACGATGGATCTGTTGCATTAGAAGAGAAATGTCTCTTACCCATGAACAGAGAAAGTTCAATAATAGCATCACTTATAGGAAGGTCTTCGCTGTCCATGACAAGACGAACACGCATTCTTGCTTGTGGAACAATTGAATCAAAGGGTTCTCTTGTTCCCAAAATGGCTGTATCGCCACCAATATCAGCAGCGGATTGGTCAAGCGCAGCAGGAGGACCATCAACCCAGTTTCTACGGAACAAACCAATTGGTCTTGAAGCAGATGCACACTCTACTGTGGTTGGCAGTTGGAGTCCTGTATTTGCAGTTCCTGGTCTTTTCTGATAGTAGGTTGAGAAGCGATATACAGCCTGAATGTTACCGTCATGGAGCGTAGTAAAGATATGGCTACGGCATCTTGCTTTCTTTTGCCAACTGGATGCGTTCACATAGTTGACATTATTCCATGAAGAGTAGTATTCTCCAATATCAGGAGCAGCATTCTCTGCTTGTAGAGTACTCCAGTCAGAACCTTCAGGACGAATAATTTGTGCTTCTACTGGAGCCAAGATCCATGTTTCAATTATCTCATTAGGCTCTCCAACATCTCCTGTATTGACTTGTTGGTTGATGAGATAACAATAGAAATTGGTTGTTGTCTTGAGTGGTGTTGCCATTAGTTTGCGCTCCTTCTTGTGTTGCCAAAGATGATGTTTCTTGCTCTGACCGCTCCTTCAAGGTTTGGTTGAATACCACCACCAAGAACAGCACCAACAAGTTCCGCAGTTCTACTGAACACAGTTCCAACACCTTCAATTGTTTTGCTCATGTATCCTCCTGCTTCCTTTTCTCTGAACCACATCTTGTCCATCCAACCAATTTGATCAGATTTGTCATATCCCCTTGCTGCTTTTCTTGCAATATTGAAGTAGGGAGTTCCTCTCAACTGATCATAGGATGACATTCTTTGTGCTTGTCTTTGTCGGAAATTGGCAGCAGCACCACCGACAATAGCAGCAGCACCTATACCCATACCAGCAATTCCAAGGGGAGAACCCACTCCTGCGGCAATACGACCAGCAGCGAATTCAGGAACACCAAGTCGTCCAAGCATATACTTGGCTGCACCTTGCATCTGTCCACCCGCTTGCTGTATAAATCTACGACGCTGTCCACGACGGACTGCTCGGGTCAATCTTTGTTCACGATCATGAAGATATGTTGATTTTTCAAGATCTTTTTCTGCTTCTCTTTCTATACTTCCAAGGTCAGATTCAGAGAGATTACCTATTTTGAATTGATCTCGTCCTCTTGAAAGAAGTTCTTGAGAACGCATAGATCGGAGAGTTGCATCTTGGGCTATCTTTGATCTTACACCGAATCTATGGAACAACGCTTGCTGATGTCTCTCCATCGGTGTCTTTGCATTACCTAATGCTCTTTCAAGTGCAGATGGACGAGCAAATCTACCACCCAAAATACCCGCTGTGGCAGCAGTAAGGACTCCACCACCACTACCACCCTGTCCAATACCAGTAGAGTTTCTACCACCCGTTCCGAATCCACTACCGACTCCACCCGCTCCTCCACGAAGACGGCGTTGAACATTACTGATACCCCTGTCAACACCTGATGTGTCAACTGTAAGTGGAATTACGATTGGTGATGTTTTACCCATTTGCGCTCCTCAAGTTCTTTACAGCGTCTTCTACTGTTGCTTTGATAATGGTTTCCGCAAAGGGAACAACTGCTCTATAGCCCTTGTCGATATATTCTGTTTTGTAAATTACAGGACCACCCTGACCTCTCAACCCTTTACGCCAACCCTTGCCTTGTCTACCAGTAGGCTTTCCTTTAGGATAGGGTCGCCATCCTTGATTGTAGCCGAATGCTCTCACATAGAATTTGTAATCCGTTTCAGGAACGGTCTTACCACGAAGGACACCCGCACCCATCCAAATCGTCTTACCACGCTTATATGTCCTTACAGTCGTTTTGATTGCTCTACGCATCAGCGGGTCATCCCACAACACATTAGCCTTCTGCACCTGTGTAATGGCTTTACCGACTTGACGAAGTGCTTGACGAACCAACTTCCTTTGAATTCGTATGTTCAAACCTTTGAGTTCAGATTGGACCTTCTTGACTGTATTTTGGTCTATTGGAAAATCTGGCACGGATATCCTCCCAATCTGTCCTGTTGGGATCTAAATTCAACCACACAACGGACAGTTCATGGGGTTGTGCGTTCATGTAAGGTTTCGCAGACAGTAGAACGCTTACTGCTGCGTTGGAGAGTTTCCCCCTTCACCGTAGAGTTTTTCAATCTCAAGTGAAATCATTTCAACGAGTTGGAGATCTGATTGGAATACTTGTTCGATAGATGTAAACACCTTATCGCCATTCTCTTCCAATAGATGGTTGTAAACCAACCAACAAGTGAAATTATTAGGGGTATTCTTCAATACTTCCTGCGCTTCTGCGAGGTCAGCAACCGATGGACGGCGTATCTGACACTTGAAATCGCCTATGACGCAAGCAACATTCTTGAGTGCTAATGCGTCTCTCAAACTCATGCTTCATTCACTCCTGTGTAGGCTTGTGTTCCGTTGATGGTGATTG